TCTGATACTTTTTTGCCCAAAGGCGTTACCGTTAGAGGAGCTACCTCTACCCGAGTAAAACCTAAAGTTTCCAGGGTTACTAAGTATCTGAACTAAACTCATTTATTACTGAGGTAAGTTTTTTAAGTATTCTCCTTTATTGAAAGAGTTATTAATAGATGATACTCCTGGATCTTTTAATGCAGAAATTGGTACAGCACCATTTATATCTAGTTCTGAAGGTTGGGGTAATTGGTTATTATCTCCATCTTCATAAGTTTGATACTCAGCATTAACAATAGGAAAATTAGATCCGTTTAAAGAATAACTAGGTAATCCTGAAGGATCAGCATGCATTCTAGATTGTTTAGTAGCTAGTGGATTTGTTTTTGGGGTAGTACCATCCCATGGCGTTAGGTTAGAACCTCCTTGAATAGTTAATTTATCTAATAATCCCATATTTTTAAAATTTTAGTTGTGTCAATAAATATTAAACTAAAGCAAGAGCTGTACCTACTCGATAACTATCCATATTAATGTTAGTTGGTTTAGCTACAAGTTGTTCTAACAAACCAATCATTTTATCAGTTTTTCTAGTATCACCCCCACCTAAATTAGTACCTGCTACTACAGTATCGTTATTATTTAATGCTACTGATCCTCTAGGAGTTGATAAGATACGATCACCATAACCCGCAGGAGAAATAGCATCATCTACTGTAGGCATTTGAGTAGCTTGTTGTTTTTGACTATTATATAGGGCCATCAAACCTGCAATAGCAGCACCTATAGCTACAGCACCTAAACCAAATGTTAGAGCGGTGCTAGTAGTAATAGCTCCAGCACTCATAAGACCTAGTTGAATAGCCATTTGTGCTAAACTAGCTAAAGTTTTAGCTAAAGACAATCCAGCCATTAACCCTAATATAGTATAAGTAGCTCCAGCCGATGAAGTTAAAGAAGCAAAAGCGTTTATAACAGGATTTAAAACTTCTAAAATATTACCTATTGCCTCTTGGATTTTAACTACAGCATTTTGAAAATTTTCTGCTGCGGATTGTTGCATGTACTGATTATATAACTGTTCTCCACCTTCAACTGTTAAAAGTTCATTTAATCTTCCTTGTTCAGCTAATTGATTTATATTTTCAGCTCCTAAAGCATTTAATACTTCTTGTTCTCTTAAAGAATTAGCTAATTCGTCTGCTGTTAATCCTACAGCAGCTGCTAAAGATTCTTGTTGAATTCTATTTAATTTAGTAAATTCTGCTGCTGATCCTACTTGTTTTCTAACTTCAACTGCAGCTCCTGCTACATCTCCTGTTAAAGCTAAATATCTAGCTTGTTCTAGATTAAGTTGTTTACCAGTTAATAATTCAGCTTCAACTTCATTAGCAATAGAAGATTCAAAATCTAATAAATTATTAGCAACTTCGGCAGCTTGTTCTAAAGTTAAACCAAATTGTTTTACTTTAACTACGGCTTCTGCTAATAATTTGTTATTAAATCCATAGTTAGCAGCTAATTGCCCATTTATTTTAAGAACTTCTTTTAAAACTTGTCTACCGTCTAATCTAATACCGGTTTCAGCTTCTAAAGCTGATACTTGATCTAAAATTTCTGTAGTTACTTCTCTTTCACTTTTACCGGTTAATGCACTATATTTTAAAGCTTGGGCTGCTTCAGCGTTTTCTAGACCCATTACTTGGGTTAACTCTAGTGTAGTTTCTAACTGTTCATTAGTAAATCCCGCTGTAACCCCAGTTTCTTCGGCTAAGGCTGTCATAGCCTTAGATAAAGCATTTGTACTTACATAAGATTTATCTGAATTAACTGCTATTGAAGTAAAGTTATTTCTAAGATTAGTAGATTGTTCAGCTGAAATTCCTAAAGCACGGCCTAATTCTGCAGATGCTTGGTTAGCTTTAAATAAAGAACCTAAGAAAAATGCAGGGCCAAATGATTCTGCTAATTTATCACCAGCAGCTATTGCTATATCAAAAAAACTACCTCCTTCTAAAGCAACTTCACGCATTGCTTGGGCCGCTTCTTTAAAGGGTTTAGCGATTAAAGGACCTATACCTGGAATTGTTTTAAGAGTTTCTTCTAAAGTATCAAAAAATCCTGTAAGATTATTTAAAGATTCAGCAGCAGTTACTATATTATTATATTCATTACTTAATTCAGATGCTGCATCTGTAGAAGCGTATAACCCTTGTAAAGCTTTATCTATATTTTCTCGTTCGGCTTCGGTAGCAGTTACTCTAGCTTTTTCTAAAAATGATATAGTTTGTTGAGTTTGACGTTGTTTTCTAGCTACTTCAGCAGCTACTTTAGCATAATCATTAGCTTTTTTCTTATCTTTAAGATCATCTTTAGTAATACCTCTTAATTTAGAAGTAGCTTTAGCTAAATCCGAGGTATCTTTTGCTGCGGTTTTTATAGTAGAAGAAAAATCTTCAGAACCACGAGCTACACTTGCTAATTCAACTGCTATATCATTAAAGGTAGATTCTAACCTAGTAGCTGCTTCTTCTAATCTAGCAATACTTTCATCTAAACCTTTTATATCGTCTTTTAAAGCCATATGGATATTATATGGTAATACATATTACTTATATGAAACTTTTTTAGGACTTGAAGGGTTAGGAATATTTAATTTTCCGTCTTTATTTAAAAGATTAGTAGTTTTGCCTTTTCCTTTTTTATTTTTAGCCTCTTTAATTTGATTAGCTTCCTCTTCGTAAAATTCTTTTATATTTTTAAAAGTAAACTGTCGAAGCCATATAGGCATATGATATACTGTATCCCAATCATACCCTCCTTTACCATGAAAAATTATTTCATGGATTTGTTTAAATAAATTTATCCTAAATAAAGGAATATCTTCAGTCCTTAGGCCAAAAAAAGTTGATAGTAATTGGGATGGCTCTTCTTTCCTCACTTCTAGGGGGAAAAAAAGACAAATCTATGTCTGGTTGAATTTCAAGAATGTAGCTTCTTAGTGCTTTAGCATCTCGAGCTAGCAGATAATTATCTACAAACTCTCGAACTACTTTTTTATCTCGTTCATTATCTACAGAGGTAATAATATACTTCAATCTAGTAGATAATTCAGGTGTGTTATCTTTGTGAATTTTTTTAAGACTTTCTAATTCTTGAGAAATTTTAACTTCATCACCATGAGTTAAAAGTTTAAAAGTAATAGGTGTACCTGAAAATGGGAGAGTAAATTCAAATTCATTAACACGAGAAGCAAATAAAGATTCATCTATAGGTTTAGCATCTATTTGAGACAAATCAACAGTAATTTCTTCTCCACCCCAACTAAATTTATAATCTTTACCGTATCCTAAAACACGAGCAGCAATCATAATAGCATTTTTATCACCAATAACTAAATCATCAAAATTAATTTTAGATTTAACTAAAGACTGAAGTAATTTATCAATTACTATTCCTTTTTGGATATAAGATTGGTTAGAAAGAATATCTTCTTCTTTAGCAGTCATGTATTTAATTTCTACTTGACCTGAAGATAATGGGTTTGATTCAGGATAAACCAATCCTTTAGAGGGTAATTCTACTATTTCAGTAGGTAATTGAAACTCGGGCATAAATAATTTATTTGTAACTAGTTTTATCTATTATACATATAATGTAAAAAAAAAGCTTGGCAAAGCCAAGCTTAAATTTAATTTTCTGTAAACTTTTATTAGAAGTTTAAGATACAGTAGTCTGGTTGAACAGTCATTGAAATTTCAACAGCTTCATCAACTGTGTCCCAGCTATAATCACCAAAAGTAACATTGGTAATTAACGCACCTTTAATAATCCACTGAGAAACGATATCACCAACAGGGCCTAATACGTTAAAAGTTAAATCTTTTTTGTAGAAGTCTGAGTAACCATCTCTACCTGTAACAGATTCGTGGTGTAAACGTACCCATTCCATTACAGCTTGTGCACCTGAAGGAGTAATTGGGTCAAATAGTGTGAATTCAATTGGTCCCCAAGTAGTTTTACCTTTTACAAAGCGTTGGATATTAATGTGATTTAATTCAGTTGTACCTTGAGTTAAATTAATAGCTCCAATCCCCTTTACAATGTAAGCTGGGAAGCCATCCATCTCCATAATGAATCTGTTAGGCTGCTTTGGTTCAAAAGCTGTAAAAAATATTTCGTTGGATGATAATACGGCCATTTTATTTATTTATTTTATTATAAATATTCGTAATTAAAAATTTTACGCTGGGAAAGTAGCTCCAGTTGGTAAGATATTGAAGTCTAGGTAAATGAATTCAGCAGTCTTAGTTGGTTGTAAGTAAATTTGACCTACTAACTGGTTTCTATCGATTACGTCGGGAGTGTTGTTGGAATCATCCATTACAACTCTAAACGCATACAAACCTTGACGTTGTTGAACTGATTCTAGATATGGGTTAACTTGGTTTAAGAAGTTAGTTCTTGTAGCAAGAGTATTTTGTTCAAATACTAAGTTATTTGCTACTTGAGAAATGTACGACTTAAGGGCGATTAACAATCTACGAACATTTACACGATCAAGTGCAGATGCTTTTTTCTGTAATGTTTTCTGACCATATACTACAACACCTTGACCAGGGAATGTAGCAATTGGGTTTACATTTCCAGAATATAAATCATTACGATTACCTTGTGAAAGTTTTCTTTCTGCTCTTATTACGGTACTTAAACCACCTCTATTAATACCCGCCGGAGCGAACCATGGTTCAGAAATACTGTCGTTAAACGCATATACTGCCGGAATCATAGTAGAAGCTGGTACCCATACGAATTGACCAGTACCTGGATCAATAGTTTGAAGCCAAGGCCAATAAGTAGCAGCGTATGAACTATTTACAGAAGAAGCTGCTGTAATAGCTTGTTGTACTGTTGCATTGTAAGCTTCGGTGTCTACAACTACAATAGCATCACCCCTGCTTTGAACATTATTAACTAAAGTAGTTAATTGAGTAGTATTATCGGTTAAATTTAAACCAGGAACTGTAATTACATTATATTTGTAATCATCTTGGTTACCCATTAACGCGATCATATCATTATAATCTGCGGCGTTAATACCTTGAATATTAGTTGAGCTAGAAATATTATTGTAGAATGCCGCGGCACCACCATAAAATAATTGACCAGTAGCTCCTGTAAAAGTTCCACTAGCAGCTGTTGGAATTGAACTTGTAAATGCAGATTTAGCAGTACCGTTATTATCAAAATAATTTGGAGTAGGTTGCTGGATAGCACTTACATAAACATATCTTGAATTGTTAGGGTAGTTACCAATTACTTCAACATAATTTTCTGTAGAATTGTAAGTTTGGTAGCTATCACCAATTACTCGAGCAATAAAGTTTTCTTGAGTTGGGTCAAGTGATAAGTTAGTCCAAGTTTCAAGTACAATTGGATCTGTAGTTGTATCATTGCCTTGTCTAATTAATAAGCTAAACTGGCCTGAGCCTGTATCTACGTTAGTAATTTGCCATCTTACGTTATCAGATGAACCACTTGAAAGGATTCCGTTTGTACCTACTGAACCTGAATTGTTCATAAGGGCACCCTGAGAAATAGTTTTTAAGGTAAATGAACCTGTAGTATTACTACCACTAATAGCACCACC